CAAGCGACGGAAACCGATAGGGAAGGGGAACAACCACGGGCAGATGCTGCCGAAACCGCCGAGCAAACCGAAGGCGAAGAAGCGGTAGCTCCAGAACCTCTCAGGGTCAAGCTGACGAAGGCTCAGGCCAGCGCCGTCGAACAAGTTGACGGCCTCGTCACGGAGAAAGGCCACCTCGTTGTAACCGACGCTGCGGCTGTGATCGAAACGATCACAGCATCGAACGCCGAAGAACGCGCAGGACCACAGAACGACAAAGCTGCCCGTGGCGCAGCTACCGCCCTGGCTAACCTGATCAGCAAGGTCAACAAAGCAGCCGCCGAGGCGGAACAGGCCGAGCCTGCCGAACAGGCGGAACAGGCCGAGCCTGCCGAGACCATGACCCTGGACGAGCTTGTTGCCATTGCAGATCCGAACGTACCGCTGGACCGGCTGGAAGCGGAGGAGGGTCCGTTCTTAGACAACCTTCAGCGACAGATTGAAGAGCGCGGAATCGAACGGCCCATCGATGTGCAAGTCGATGCGGAAGGCAACGCTACGCTCATCGCGGATGGGATGCACCGGCTGGCGGTCGCGCGTCGGCTGGGGCTGGAGACTGTTCCCGTTCGCAGGATCACCCGCGAGCAAACCGAAGTCGAATCGATGGCGCGCGATGAACACGTTGCCGCTGGCCGCACGGAAGAAGAGGCAACGGACCTTGCGGTTGGCGCGGAGAGAAGCGACCTCGAAACGATTGGCGAACCGCTGCAAGGACGCACGCTGTCGGAGATGCTGCTCGATCCAGACACCCAGGTAGATAAGGCTCAGATAACACCGGACTTCACCAAGGCCAAGCTGGTGAGCGCCGCCCGTGAGGCAGGCATCGAGGTCAACACCCGTGACACACGCGGGATCATGATCAACAAGCTGGTGGCTGGCCAGGCCCAAGCACGCTCGGCAGACCGGGCCGTGCCCGACACACTCACATTAGAGGACGGCAAGGGCCGTGCCAGAGAGATCAAGGGTGAGATCAGAACCCGCGACAACGGCGAGAGGTTCATCATCACCAAGCGCGGTGCCGTGTACGAGATAGACGGCGATAAGGTTTTCAAAATCCGCCCCGACAGTCACAGCCAGACGTTCGTTGGCCGGATAGTTGGTGAGCAGCGCTCGTCCGACCAGGCAGCACCAGGAGTGCAGCGCTCGGCTGATCGAGCTGCGCCACTCAACAAGGAGGAGCGCGCAGCGCTCGACAAGGTGACGGCACCACTCTCACCTGAAGAGGCTGCGACAGTGGAGAAGGTGGCGCGTGCCGACCGCAAGAAGTTCTCGCTGGCTGACGGCTGGCAACGCCTTGATGTGATCGGCTTTGTGCGCAACAAAGCCAAGAAGATAAAGGCGACGGTAGTCAGGGAGATCGCGTACACCTTTCATCACGACTCGGCGACAGGCAAGTCGTTCACCTCGAAGAGCCAGGCCCGCAAAGAGCGCACGCAACGGCGGTACGCAAGGAAGCTGGTCGCGGAGGTCCGCGAGGTCATGGCCGAGGCCCGCCGAGGTGGCAAGCAGGCGAAGCAGATCCTGGCGCAACAGGTGTGGTACTCGGGTGTCACTCGGCGACTGCGGCAAGAGTTCGGCGGCGCGGCTGACCTGGTCGCCGATCTGTTGGGCGCGACCAGCCCGAGACAGGTCGTGAAACAGAACTACGAACAGACCATCGACGCGGTGCGCCAGCTATCGCAGGGCAAGTTCGACACCCAGATGCAGGCCTTCCACGACTTCCTCAACAGCGGTGGCATCCCAAGCGAGTACAGGGGGCCAACGGTCACCAAGATCAACGGCAAGAAGTACGGCATCAACACTGAGAGCACGATGCTTGCCCTCGCTAAGGTGTGGCGTGCGATGCCACCTGGGAGCGCGCCGAAAGCACGCAACTTCACCGGCAACCTGATCGGCATCTCCGACATGGCGACGATAGACATGTGGGCCGCGCGGTTGATGCAGCGCTACGCCTTCAACAACAGGAACCGTATCCCGCCGAAGGCCGAGAAGAATGTCGGTGGCGACGTCAACAAGGCGGGCACCCGCGTAGGTGGGGCGTTCGGGTTCGCTCAAGACGTGTTCGACATCGCCAGCGCCGAGCTGGGCATGACGTCCAAGGATCTCCAGGCCGTTGCGTGGTTCATGGAGAAGCGCATCTGGAAGAAGAACGGGTGGAGCTTCGCCGAGGGTGGATCGTTCTTGGATCAGCTCGACATCTCCAGTTTCGACCGCCTGATCACTGGCATCTCTATCGCGAGGCCTGGGTTCAAACCCACCAAGCGTGACCAACTCAAGATAGGTGCTCGCATACGACGGTTGATGACCAGGCTCGACGCGGTGTCGTTCAGGCAGGCCAGCACCATTGGCTCGTTTCTCGGTGACATCGAGCGCTCGTTCGACGTCGAGGCGACGGTCAGCCCCGGCTTCGACATCACTGCGCTGGTCAACGAGATGGCTGACATCGGGCAGGAGAACACCCAAGACGATGTGTTCGTCAGTCGGGTACTCAGGCCTGGCGAGGAGAATCCCAACGCCCGCCCAGGCCTGGAGGTGTTCTTCAAGAACCAGCAGTCAATGAAAGATGCAATGGTATTGCTGAACACGATGACCGACGCAGGCATCGACGGGTTCACCATGGTCGTGGACCCGCGAGCCAACCCCTCGACCATCGAGAAGGGTCCGAACTTCATCGGCGTGCGCGTTCAGTTCGTGCCCGAGTTCGCCGCGCGGGGCGATGAGAACTTCGCCAAGGATTTCAGAGAGAACGGCATCGATGGTATGCTGCGTCAAGCTACGTTGCGGTACGAGAACATAGCGGAGCAGCTTTACGAAGCTGGTGCCGCGAGCGTTCAGTATTTCAAGTACGACACGCTGGTCTTTGGGAAGGAGAACTACAATGACTACACAACTCCAAGACCTGGAGTCAGAGATCAAGCGACTGACCGCGTCTGGTTCGGCACCCCGATATCTGAAGGGGTTGAAGCAGCAATTGTCCGCATTGAAGCAGGCAAGTCCAACAACGGAACAGACGGTGTTCGCAGGAGCAGTGACGAGGGAACCCTCCTCGGGTCTGACACCCGAGGACAGGGCGTCGCATCTGAAGGAACTGAAAGAATCAGTTCGCCACCAGTTCGGGACGACGGGAAGATCGAACTCACCCACTGGTCGCGCCAAGAAAACATAGCCGAGCTAGACCCCGCCCAACACGGCACCGGCATCCAAGGTGCCGAGGCCCGCCGCAAAGCCAACAACGAAGACCTGTACGTCGACCGCACCTACTACGGTATCGGTGTCGGTCGCGAAGGTGGGTACGTCAAAGAGCGAGCGCTCGGCAACAAACAGTACACCGCATCGGTCGCTCCCGGCGCGCTCTACAACTGGCACGGAGATCCAGACGGGCTGATGGACACGGCCACGGCTGAAGGTCACCTGGGTGGCACGCGCATCACCCGCTACGAGCAGCTCATCAAAGAGGCAGGCTACGACGGCTACTGGGTCTCGGACCCGAGCCTCGGGATGGTCGCCGCCGTGTTCAACAAACTCAGAACTGAGGTAACCCCCGATGCCAACGCAGACCCAGCTCAAGCGACCACCGCCGCCGAGGAATCAGGCGCAAGTCAAGTCATTGCAAGCGGAAATAGCGAGACTGGAACAGTCCAGCCCTCGCTCACCGAGACTGATTCAACTCCGTCAGCAGCTCAAGGGGCGACCCTCCGTCTGAGCAACCCCCGCGACACGCGGCTCCTTGATACCCACTCCAAGCCTGGAGACAAGGGGATGCAGGCTGACGAGGTGCGCTTCCACATCCTCGAACATCTGCAACGCCTGTTTGGGTTCGTTGAGATCCGCGTCGTGCAGTCGGTCAAGGATCTGCCCGAGCTACTGCAGACTGGCACGAAGCAGTACGGTGTCTACTACGAGCAGCCAGGCAAGTCAGTGCCAACGATCTACCTGGTAGCTGACAACATCACGACCGCAGCGTTCGCAGAGGAGATCATCCTGCACGAGGCGGTCGGCCACGCGGGCATACGAGCGCTGCCGAACTTCATCGAGGTCATCAAGGCAGTCCAGGCCGCTATCGAACGTGCGGAAGAAGACGGCAACGATCCTCTCCTCATGGAGGTGGTGAAAGAGGTGCGCGCTCGCCGCACCGTGCAGGACGAGGGCGTGTTCGTCGAGGAGGTGATCGCTCACCTCGCACAACGATCCAACACGCGCGGCGCAGCGATGAAAGAGGTCATCTCTGCCTTGAAACAGGTGCTCCGCAACCTGGGGTTCACCCAGACCTTCACCAGCACGGACATCATGGGACTGATCCGCGCGTCGCACACCCGCATGCAGGCACGCTCGCTGGCGCTGTCTGGCCTGGGTGTCGACGTGAGGAGCGAAGAGTTCCAGGCCGTGCTCAAGTCGAAGAACCTATCGTCGCTTCGCGCAGCGCAGACCGACCAGGAGATTGGTGAGTCACTCGAAGCCTTGGCTGTCGAGCTGGCGGTGACTCGTGCGATCGACACCGCTGGCATGGAACCGGACATCGACGAGGACTGGACGGGGAGCATGAACATACCTGCGAAAGAGACCCCGTGGCAGGACCGCATGAAGAAAGCGTGGGATGAGTTCGCTCAAAACGAAACCGTCGCCACGCTGACGCAGGGGCTGATCGACTCGGCCAACGCTATCAAGCTGGGGGAGATCCTCGTGTTCGGGAAGTTGCTCGACGCATCCAAGTCTGCGTACAAGGCGTTGAGCACACTGAAGAACCTGAACAACGTCATGGGTGCAGTGATGCGCCACGGCATCCCAGAGAAACGCAACGGTGCCTTCCGAGAAGTCAAAGGCCGGATGTCGTTCGGCGCGATATTCGAGCCGCTGGCTAAGATCCGTGGCAAGGAAAGCCAGGTCCGCAACCTGGAGAAATACATAGTCGCCATCAGAGCACGCCGACTGATCGACGAGGACATTGCTGCTGGTCGCCAGGGCACCAAGCAGGCGCGTGAGAAGAACCTCGAAGAGCAGCTCGTTGACCGCACGATAGCGTGGGCACAGTCCCAGGTCGCAGAGAACGGACAGACCTACGCAGAAATCTTCGACGAGGTGCGCGCCAACTGGCAGTCGCTGAACTCCGACAACCTGGACCTGGCTGAACAGACAGGGGTGATCACCAAGGAAGAGCGTGCCATCTGGGAACAGTACGGAGACTACGTCCCGTTCTGGCGTGACGCATCGAAGCTCGAAGGGCGCACGGCACCAGGCAAGGGCACCGGGGTGAGCGTGGAGTCCCGTGGCATCCAGCGGCTGACCGGTGGCGTCGATCGTGAAGGTGACCCGCTGAAGCTCGAAGGCAATGTCGTCGAGTCGATGTTCATGAACACGGCCTACCTGCTCGACCGTTCGTACCGCAACGAGGCAATGCAGCGCGTGGCCGAGCTGGGCACCAACATCGAACTCGGCAAGATGAGGAAGGTGGCACAGAAGGCCAAGCCCGCGATCACCGTGGAGAATGACGAGGTCGCCGAGCTACTGTGGAAGGCCGGGATCATCAACGCCAAGACCCTGGACGATGCCATCGACGAGTTCAATAACAAGCCCGAGGGTGACAAGACCCGCTGGACCACGTTCTGGACCCGCATCAAGCCGCCAGGTAGCGACATCGTGACGGTGTGGAACAAGGGCAAGCCCACTTACTACGAGGCTGATCCGATGTGGCTGCGGTCCATCCGTGGTGCGCAGGGTTCGGAGGTCGGCTCGTGGATCACTGCGTTCCGCACGTCGAAGAAGTGGCTGACGACTGGCGTGACGATTGACCCAGCATTTATGCTGGCGAACTGGATGAGAGACACGTTGCAGACCTTTGTGGTCAGCGACGCACCCATGGTGCCCATCGCTGACGCACTGAAAGGATTGAAGGATGCCTACCAGGGTGACGAGGCTCTCCTCACGCTCGCGTTCGCAGGCCGGTCGGGTGGCGAGTACTACGACTCGCACCCTGACGACATCCGCAAGCTGATCAAGGGACTCGGTGTGCCCGAGGGCGAGACCGGTGCCTTCATGTCCTCGGTGATCAGCCCGCAGAAGATGTGGAGGTGGTGGCGTCGCGTTGGGTCAGCGTCCGAGTTTGGTAACCGCGTCGCCGTGTACAAGTCGTTGACCAAGGACCGAGAGAAGCGGGTGAGTGCGCTCGTTAGTGGCGGCGGCATGACCGAGGAAGCTGCGCGCGAGCAGGCGCTCAGTGAGGGCTTCGCTTCCGATGCCGAGGCGGCATACCAGGCGCAGGATCTGCTGAACTTCACCCGGTCAGGTGACTACGCTGCGATGCAGGCGCTGATCCAGATGATCCCGTTCCTCAATGCTAGGATTCAGGGACTCAACCGACTGTGGCGTGGCGCGCGGGACAACCCGTTCCACTTCATGACACGCGGCGCTGGCCTGACGATGGCTGGCCTAGCGCTCGCGCTGATCAACGACGACGACGAGCGCTACCGACAACTGCCCGAGTGGGACCGCGACACGTACCTCCATTTCTTCATTGGCGATGAGCACTTCCGCATCCCCAAACCGTTCGAGACCGGCGTCATCTTCCTGACTGTGCCCGAGCGCATGGTCAGACTGATGAGTGGGGAGGATGGGATGAAGGAGTTCAAACAGTCGATGCTGCATGCGGTCACCGAGACCTTTGTGTTCAACCCGGTGCCACAGCTCGGCAAGCCAATCATCGAGAGCTACATGAACCGGTCGTTCTTCACCGACTCGCCCATCGTCACGCTCAACGAGGAGAACCTGGACCCCGAGGCGCAGTACGACTTCCGCACGGGCGAGTTCGCCAAGCTGGTGGCCGAGGGTATGCCCGAGTCAGCACCCGAGTGGCTGCGCTCACCCAAGCGCCTGGAGCACCTGGTGCGAGGCTACTTCGGTGCCATGGGCATGTATGCCATGAGCTTCGGGAACGTCATGACCGAGAGCGCTGTCTATGGTCCAAGCAAAACGATGGACGAGCTGACCTCTCAGCAGCTACACGAGCTGCCCGTCCTGAAGCGCTTCATCCAGGGCAAGACACCCTCGACCACCAAGTACAACCGACTGCTGTGGGACATGCTCAAGGAAGCTGACGGTCTCGCCAGGACCATGAAGAAATATCAGAACGAGCAGCGTTTCGAAGACGCGCTCGGCATCAGACACACCAAGCGAGACATCCTTGCTATTCGCCCCCAACTAAGGAAGATCGCCAGCCAGGTATCGAAGATCAACGCGCTGCTCAACCAGAACGAGGTGAGCAACCGCAGCCCCGACGCACGGCGACGAGTGCGCGACACACTGAACGCAAGGAAGATCCGTTTGACCAGGCAGATCGCGCCGTTCATCGACTTATTTTAAGGAGGAATGTGGCCACGATGTGGGGGTTCAGGAGAATAAAAGTTTGGATACAGAAACTACAGTCAATGATTGGATGCTCAAGCTTGCGGCAGCTTGTACCGCCCTGCTGGTTTCAACTTGGGCATGGTTTGTTAGGCACATTGTCATGCGACGGCTCAACCAAATGGAGATCCGCATGTCGAGCCTGGAATCTGGTGCAGTAAAGCCCAGCGACATCGAAGACATGAAGCGCGAGATGAAAGGAGTCTCGGAGCGGATCGACGCGCATCTGTTGTCCGCTAACACCAACCTCAACGAGGCGCAGAAAGTCATCTTCGGAAAGATCGAGCGCACCGAGAATAAGATCGAGGCAACGCACGATCGCATAATGGCCCAACTCAACGTGATGGTGGAGCTTTTGAAAAACACGGGCTGAAAAAACGAAATTTCTGCGGCGGCTATTTTCGTGAAAATCGCCGAACAAAGTGGTGTCAATAACGTGAGAGGAGGTGAGGCGTGACGCTGAACCAAAAGCAAGTGCTGTTTGCGATGATGCTGGGCAAGTTCCTAGTGTGGTGTGCGAGGAACGGTTACGAGGTGATCCTGGCCGAGGTGTTTCGCCCACCGGAGCAGGCCGCTCTGATGGCTAAGACTGGCAAGGGCATCAAGAACTCGAACCACAAGCGGAAGCTCGCGGCTGACATGTTCCGTTATCTCGACGGCACGGTGACGTGGAAGCACGACGATTACGTCGCGATGGGCAAGAAGTGGAAGTCCATGCACGAGCTGTGTCGTTGGGGTGGTGACTTCAAGGGCCGCGATGCGGTCCACTTTTCGTTCGAGCACAAAGGGGTGATGTGATGGGCCACAAAGACTATCGACCGGGAGAGAAGATTTCCCGCCGCGATGCGATCCACGACCTGAAGGATGACGTGGCGCGGTTCACGCATACGACAGTTGATGTGTGGGTGAACATTGCGCGGATCTGCGGCATCAGCGAGCGAGACAGATCGCAGATGGTGGGCCGGGTGCTCGCCATAGTGACCACGTTAGCTGTCATTGTATTGGGCGTAACGGGGTGGTTGATATGAAGCTAGGAAAGATCGCGAGCCGGATCATCGGGAGCGTTGCGCCCCTGTTATCGGTGGCGTTGCCTGGTCCATTCGGTGGGCTGGCGGCGACGGTGCTGAAAGATATTTTCGGGACGGACGATGAGTCAGAGATTGAGAAACAGCTTGCTTCGGGGAACCCTGACGCTCTCGTCAAACTCAAGGCTGCGGAGCAAGAACTCAAGACCAAGATGCGAGAGCTGGATATAGCCGAGGAGGATCTCTATCTCAAGGATCGACAGGACGCACGCGCACTTGCGAAGGCTACGAGCATCTGGCCGCAGCTCTGCCTGACCGGCGTCGCGATCTTCGCGTTTGGCGCGGTGCTCTACGTGCTGGTCCTTCAGAGCCAGATCATCCCCCCTGCCAACAAGGACTTGGTGATCTTCCTGGTGGGGCAACTTAGCACATTCACCGGTATGGGATTCAGCTTCTTCCTGGGCAGCTCGAAAGGATCGAAGGAGAAGACCGTGCTCCAGGCGCAGCAGGGCACATGAACCGCTGGCTGGCCCTCCTCCTCCTGGCGCTGCCGGTCTGGGCACTGGCGGCTGAAGCTGACCCCGACACACCGTCAGACGAGGCGCACCTCTCGTGGGATGCGCCAATCAAGAATGTTAATGAAAGCGACCTCCCGCAGTGCCCACCGGAGCACGTTGAGGGGACGGTGGTCACGCCTCACTGCCTCGACGGGTTCATCCTCTATTGGGGCGCGGCACCGCGTAACTACACATCGTCGCTCAAGTTTCAGGATCAGGCGCAGCGTGACTATATTTTCACCGGGCCGCTAGCTGAGTATTTTTTCGCATTGACCGCCTACGATTCCTCTGGCAATGAGAGCGCTTATTCCGGTGAGGTTTCCAAGCTGCTCACAGAGCCAGCGGGACCACTGCCACCGGTCATCATCCCTGCGGAGACCGCTGCGTTCACGGTGAAGATGCAGCCGGATATTTTTCTGCTGTTCAACGTCGGGATCGTCCCGGCTGGGACCGAGTGCTTCCTCGATCGGGGAGCGCCGACCGGCTACGGCGTCGTGCCCAATGATGCGGTAGTGTGGACAGACCCCTTGGGACCACGTCCAATCGCGGTGGTCTCACTGTGTGAGTAAGCTGGAGAAGCTGTGGAAAAAAATCCAAAAATGGTGGCGCAAACAGCGCACCAAGAAACCTCGAAAGATCGAGAACATTAGGAGCTACGTGATGGCAAAAGACGTAACGATAACCTGGAATCTGCCCACAACGCGGACGGGTGGTGGCGAGCTACGGCCCGAGGATATTTTGGAAACGCGGCCAGAAATGAGCGCTGACGGTGGAGCGAACTACACCTCGCTGCCCCCGGTGCCGCCCGATGTGCCGCAGGAGATCCTGGTGCCGGATCTTGAGCCTGGAAACTGGCATTTCAGGTTTGTGTTGGTGGACACGTTAGATCAGGAGAGCGCGCCTGCGCCCTGGCTTGAAACGGTCGTTGATGAGTCGCCGCCGAACCCGATTGAGAACATTCAATCGACGCAAACGTAAACGCACTTCATGAAACCGCTTACGAGGAAAGGACATGCCTGAAAAGAAAAAGAGAATCGATCTCAGCCAGATCCCGCGCCCGCCAGGGTTGTCGCCCGAAGACGCCAAGGCGCTGCGCTCGGGTCAGAATCGTGACGTGATACTGCAGCGCGCCGCTGCCCGTCAGCGTGGCCACCAAGGACGACGCAAGGCCCGCATCAAGCGCTAGGGTTGCGCTCGCCTGACGGCTGGGTCATCTCAGTCTGCTTGTGTGAGTCTTTGTAGTGCTGGATGTCGCGCACCGGGATACCGTGTTCGACCAGTACCTTCTGCATCTCGTCGAACCTGCGCATCACCGTCTTCAGATGCATCATTGCCTCGTGCCGCTCGGGGTCATCGAGGGCTTCCTGCCCTAGCAGCTTGTCCACCCACTGCTCCATTGAATTGAAATCGATCTTCACCATCTGGTGGGAGATCGCCGTGACCAGTTGGAATGCAGCTTCGAACTGCGCCTTATCGTACATGGGTGTTCCTGAAGGTGAGGGGTGCCCGACTCGAACCGGGCAGTACGCCTTGACTGGTTTTGGGGAAGCAATTGGAAAATGCGAATAAACCAATGTTCCCCATGTTCCGTAGACCCCTCATTGAAAAAGTTGGCGAGTCGAGGCGGCGGCGTCACCAAGCACTGATGGAGCGTTAACAGCACCCAGTTCTTTCCACCCCGACTCACCGTAGATCGTTGTATTCAATTGCCGCCCCTTCGGTTTTCCCAACCATCGGTGTTGCCGATAGAGCTGGCGGTTTGTTTCTTTGGCCTGGTCCTGATCAGCCGCTGGAGGAATGACCCGTTGCACGTAACGCAATCGTCCAGGCCTGCCTGCGCCCAATCAACGGCCAGGGCTTCTCTACACCGCTTGCACAGTCTTCGCTTCACGCGGCCTGCTCCTCGTCAACGAACTCCCCGTGGTCCAGCCAGTGTAGCTGGAACGTCGGTGGCAGTCGCTTCGGCGGCTCTTTGAGCGTGCCGAACAGCAGGATCGTGGAGTGGTCGCCAGCGATGCTGTTGATCCACTTCAGCAGGCGCGACCGGTTGGGCAGATCCAGCACGTCGATGCGATCGAGGCACACGAGACCGATCTCTCCGATATAGGAGATCGCTTCCGCGATAGCTGCCTGCGCTCGCCACTGCGCCGACTCGCTGCCAAGCGCGTAAGGCCTGGACGCAATCATGATCTCCATTTCTGGCGTGATCGAGACCTGATCCCACCCTGTCACGCCAGCGGTATGACGGAGCCGGTCGTTCAGCGGACGCAGCGCGTCGGACAGGATCTCTCCTGGGATTCCGTTGGGTGCCAGCAACTCAGCTACCTGCATCCACTTGAGCACCACCTCGTGCGCCAGCTTCGCGTCGGCTTCCAAGCTGATCAGGTTCTCGTTGTGGTCAGCTTCCGCTTTCATGGTGGCCAACTCGCCTTCAGCGTCCCGCAGCAGCGTGGCGTGCATGTCACGTTTGTTCGCTGCCGTCCTCGATGCCTTCGCCTCGTCCAAGTCCTGCGCGGTGTCCTCCTTGAGAATGAACCCCTTGCCGTCGAACAGGAGCGGCTCGCCACAGGTCGGACACGGGCCGCTGACGCCACCGCCGTACTCTCTCCCCACGTTAGCGGCAGCAGACTCGTAGCTCTTGCGGTACTTCTCGACCTCCCGTTCCTTTGCGTCGATGGCTGGCTGCACCACGACCTTGTGCTCGGGCTTCCAAGTGCCACCCTTCTGCGAACCCCACTTCTCGCCCGTCATGCCTTCCCAGATTGCCCTGGCGGTTGACTGCTTGACCTTCGCCTCGGTATGCGCTGGACCGAACCCGGCGCGCAACAGCGGCGCTACCTGTTCGATCATCTCCTCGCTGACACCCTTGCGCTGCATCCGCTTCGAGATGTCATCGTTGGACACATGCACGCCCAGGAACTCCAGCAGGAAATCCCTCTGCTGCGTGGCGTTGAACAGCGGCACCTTCGTGGCATCCATGACGTGGGCAACCGCGAACTCGGGGTCACCGTCGTACCCTTCGAGCACCTTGCCACTACCCACGTCCCGCTGGATGAACTCGTGCGAGCCATCAGCATCCTGGTACTCGATCCGCACCGCCCCGGCTCTCGATCCATCGCGCACCATCAGCTTGTAGTCCCGCTTCAGTGACACCCGCTCGGTCTCGCCCAGGTACGCGAACCTGATAGCCTCGTGCAGCGAACTCTTGCCGCACTCGTTCAGGCCCGCGATCAGGTGGACCGGCTTGCCGCTCATCTCCAGATCAATGCCTTTGATCTGGAGGAACGAGTCAACGCTCAGTCTGTTCAGTCTCATGCTTACCTTCCTTCTCGCTTTGGATTTCGTCCCACACCTCGTCGCGACGTATGACCCTGGTTTTCGGCGCGGCGATGCCGACGCTGATCTCCAGGCTCTTGAGCATCTTGTCATCCACGCGCATCAACGAGCCATTCTTCCACTGGAAGACGTCGAGAACCTGGATCAACACGTCGTCGTCGATCCTGATCCCCTCGCCTGCTTTGCGTTTCAAAACTAACATCTACTTCTCCTACTCCATGTTCCAGTCTGGCTCCGCTGGTGCGTTGCCCTGTTGCTCCTGCTCCTGCTCCTGCTCCTGCTCCTGCTCCTGCTCCTGCTCCTGCTCGGGGTCCGCTGGCTCCTGCTCCTGCTGCTCGGCTGGTGCCGCCTTGACCCGTTTCTTCCTGAACGACTTGTCCTGGTTGTAGACCGGGTTGCCGTCCGTGTCTGTCTGGTGTAGCTCGGCGTTGAAGATCTCGCCATTGGTGTCCACGTCGGTCACCACCTCCTCGTCGCTGCCAAAGGGCACCGGGTCCACCCTGCTGGTGCCGAACGATTCGGGCGAGGCGTTCCCCTCGACGATCTCGATAGCCTCATCCGGCGTGTAGATTCCAGAGAAGCCGAACGCAATCCTCGCGCATTGAATCAGCGCCTTGTGACGCAGCATGCGCCGGGTGCTCTGATTCCACGGGCCGGTATCCCGGTAGCATTCATCCAGGTACTCAGGCACCTCGATGGGGCGATTGCGATCCTTGCGCCAGATCCTGCAGATAACGAACGCTGGGCACGGCTTGTGCTTGTCGTTAACCTGGGCCAGGGTATCCGACATCTCGAACTCGATGCCGTCCATCGCAGGGTGGTCGTTGCACATCCGAATCCACCCATCGACGCCGACCACCGGCACGATGCCGCTGCGGTCAGGGAAGGCATAGATTTCTTTGGTGAACGGGTTCAGCCCGTACTGGTCCGAGACCACCATCAGCATCATTAGCTGTTCGTTGGATATCTGCTTCGATGACTGGAAGGCTGTTGCCTTGAGTGTCACCACCAATTTGTCAGCCTCAACATTGAAGCGCGCAGCCATCTTCTCGACCAGCGACTTACGGATTCCCGTCTGCGGCGCGGCCACTTGCGTGTCGCCACCCTGACGCTTTTTCAGGTCTGCAACTGTTGTTCCTTTCGCCATAATCGATCTCCTAAATGTTCACTTGTAAAAGCAGGTTGTCCATGCGGGGCAGTACTTCTCGCTGCACAGCCAGCTACTTGGATTGCCCCAGAAATCGCCGCTCTTCAGAGCACGGGCTATATGGGCAATCATGCCCGTGTTCTGGTCGTCGCCAAGGAGAAGTGTTCGCGCGCCCACAACGGGCGCAACCGCCACCTGGTATTCAGATGACGTTTGAAGCTGGATGATTTCCCCTGGCAACTCGATTGTACCCGAACCATCTCGGCGTAACAGTTCGTCAGCCATTAGCTCATACACCCCGACCTGGGCACGATGCTTACCGCTGCCCTGGCTGCAGGCGCGAGCACCGGTTTTCAAATCAGCAACTCCAAATTTGCCGTCCTTCTGGAACATCCTATCGAGGGTGCCCGTCAGGGTGATGTCGATGTCGAGGTCGTCGAAGCTGATCGTCATCTCGTCCAGGTGTTGCTCGACCGCAATGTAGTCCCGCGTAGGTGCCACGTCGCTGCAGTAGCGAGTGTGGACCCCCAGCGCGATCGTCGTCGCCTTGCGCAGGCTGGTGCCTGCCCAGTCCACCTCCTCGCCTGGATCGGCCAGGTGCTGCATCAGAGCCTCGGCAGCGTCGTCGGGGGTGATCGGATCATCGACCATCCGGTGCTCGTCGAACACCGCCGTGCTCTTGTGGACTGCTGTCCCTATCGTGGCAGGAGCGCTGCTAGGCAATCGCTTGCCCAGCACGGTCTGCTCAAACCACGATTTCGGACAGTCAAAGAATCTCGCGAACGAACTCGCCCGCACGTAGTAGTGGTCCCTGCTCATGCTTGGAGTCCCAGTTGTGTCGGCAGCGCCATGAGATCCTCGATCTCGCCGCCGAACCCGACAAGCACATACCGCTCCTCGGTGCCCCACTGCAACTTGCAGTGCAGGATCTGGATGTGACGCGCCTCGTCCAGCGTGTTCACAGACCAGAACGGCAGCGCGTGTTCGACGTTCGCGGCGTTGGGCTTTTCCTTCTCACGGAAGGTCACTGTCCCATCCTTTCAAATACACAGCAGGATCGAGCGGTCAAATCTCATGCTTTCCTCCTTTTCTTGGGTGGCTTGATCAGCTTGGCGCGGTCATCCTGCACCCAGTCCAGACCCGAAGCCCACGAGGAGATCTGCCGTGCGCGTTTGACCGCCCACCGTATGCCCCTCGACTTCTGCGCACGCAAACGTGCGTGGCACGTCCTGCACAGACCCGTGTCCCTGAACCAGCGCTCGCGTCCGCACTCAAGTACGCACTCGATGTCTGCCGCTTCCGTTGCCATTTTTGTTGCCATATCTATACGCTCTCCAGTAATTGCTGGTGTTGTTCGCACGCGGCGAACTCCATTCCGACTGGCGCAGGCGCAGCGATCTTCTGCGACTCCCTCACCTGTTCAGCTAGCTCAGTGCCAGCGTGGACGATTCCGTTCGCCCCGCATTCCTGACACTTGAAGTAGACCCCACCGGCTTTCACCATGTCGGCCCACTCAGACAACTCGTTAGTACACTTCTCGCACACACTGTTGTCTGGCACTCGTTCATCCGGTTCCAAGTCGATCCACGTCAACGCCTCATTCTGCGCGACCATGTTTTTGGCGCGTAGGTCCGTCAGCATCTTCGCCTCGCGCCCTTCCTGCGCGTAGACCAGTTGCCCGTTGGACAGAGTCGCCTTGCGGATCTCTCCCATAGCCACCGCTTTGGTGTCGTCACCACAGCGAGGACAGTAGGCCTTGCGCAGCTCGCTCACTCCCTGACCATCCCGGCGCGTGGATCGTAGACATGCACCTGGTGGATCTGCGGGCGCGTGCCACCTAGCTCGGCTGCAGCCACGTACATGTCCGAAAACTCGAACACCGTCCTGGGGTTGACCTTGCCAGTCTTCTGGTAATGCTCGACGCATTTGCTGAACTCCTGCTGCATCAGAAAGTCCACCATCTGGTGTTCGCGCCCCGTGTTCCTCGCTGAGAAGATCATGTCCCGCGCGGGCACGCGCCATTGGAAACTTTGCGTGGTCACCCCGTGAGGGTTCGACAGGAAAACGACGTTACGCATACGCACCGACCGCCCCCCTTTTGAACCGCTCGCCTGGGACGTCATCTTCTTTTTTGCTGTCGTCTTTGTCATTTCCATTACTCCGTTTCAAGTGTCACGTTAGCGCGGACACTGCTGCCCACGCTCCAAACGCAAACCCGGCAAGGGCTTGCAGCACGTAAAGCGCTATCAGAATCTTCGCATAGCGTTTTACCAGTGTTTTCATTGGCTTCCCCTCATGGTCTCGTTGTCACAGGGTTTCATTCCACACCCGGCAGACGTGTAGACCGGTGCCAGCGCGCCTGACGCCCCTGAGTAGTAGCTCACCCCGTTCAGGCAGACCTCCTCGTACAGGTCGGTCTCGTACACGGGCGGCGGCGCGCATCCCTTCATCAGGGTGACCATCAGCAGAAGCCCCAGCACTATCATCAGGTGTCTATCCATCGTTGGCATCCAAAAAATCCTCTTCGCGGTCGAAGCACAGCTTGTCGGCGGCGTCGATCTGCTCGCTGGTCAGGTGGTTCCACCAGCGCATCTCCAGGTCTTCATCCTCCTCGATTGCGTTCTCCCACGGGATGTTGCCGCTGCCGTTGCGCAGGTACATGTAGAGCGCGCCGAAGCAGTGCTGTGACGATCCGTCCAGCCTGGGGTAGTAGCCCTCGGGGGTGATCACGTACTCGCCCTCCTCGACCACGTCAGCGTGCTCGTGGCAGACAAAGCCCTCGCGGTAGGCTAGCTCCTCGATCTCCTCGGCACGCTCACGAGCGGCGAACACGATGCGATTCTCGCCCTTCGAAAACGGGCAGTGCTCGCAGGGTCTCACCAGGTCGAACTTCATCACACGAATGCCCTCAAGTACCTGACGTCACCATCCTGGCCTATCAACCGAATCCCCTGGACGTGCATCGTTGATGTCACGTCGTTGTGGACATCGTCGTAGTTCTGCAACAGCCACTTGTGATCCTCCACCTTCTCGAACGATTCTAGGATGTCTGGCCAACCCCAGATGCCGCCCAGATTCACCATGTCCCAGACGTTGTCGATGTGCTCCACGTTGGCGTTGCTCTCGAACTCGTTTAGCTCGGGCGTCCAGTGGTCAACGATCTGCCTCGCCGTGAGTGGTTCGCACAGACATGGCGCGTCCCAGTGCCTGTCGGCCTGGCGTGTCTTGACGGTCAGCTTGCCGTCCTCTTCGCTAACGATTTCTATGGTCAGATAACTCATCGCAAGTAACTCCTCTGCGGTATCCAGCTATCCTTCTGCTGGCGCAGCCTGACCACCTCTTCGCGCAGCCATCTTCTTGTTGGGATGTAGGCATCCACCGCCCGATACTGGTGGAGCGCGCCGTCCTGGCGAGTGATACGAGCCATCTTCTCGGATAGTTCCAACTGCTCGCTGCCCCTCACGGCTTTGCGTGCGGTGGTCTCGCCCCAGCCTGATGCCTTAGCGATTTCCGGTATCGTCATGCCCTGGCCGCTCGCCAGGTACGCTTCGATCACCGCGTTCTCAATCCTCAGTACTGTCTCTTCCTTCATGGCGAGTCTCCTGTGAAATTACATCGATGCCGTACGATCTCCATGCGGCGATATCTGGGGCTTCCTGATTGTCTGTCACCACCATGACTTGCCAGCGGCGCGCTCTCCCTGACCGGTCGCCGTAGCTCGCCTGGATCTGATCACTGTCGGCCTTCTCGGCAGGCCAACATCGATCCTGGCGCAACATGTCGATGGGGAACCCAACGGTTCGCCCGCCAACGATAAATCGCTTCAGTATTGTGATTCGTTCACCCATCTTCTCGTCCTCCTCCATACGTGTTCATGATTTCGATCATTTGCTCGCGCGTTGGAATGCTCGGCCAGGGGCCAGTCGCCATCCCTGGTCGTGCAGCCAATCGGCGCGGCGCGGACGGATCGATTGCAACCCACCCTTGCCACATCGTGTGGACCGTGCCGCTCCCAATGATGATCGAAGAAGCGTCGTTCCAGGTCTCCTCGCACGGATCTTCCAGCGCGCGGATGAGTTGCTCGCGAATGTAGGGGTCCAGCGCGCCGAACAGGTTGCTGCACTTATTGAGCAGGCTTCCCCAGGTCTGGTCGTGCAGCCAATCGTTTTGAAATCCTTCCATCATGCCGCCAGTTCGTTGATCAGTTCGTGGGCGACCTGGGAGAGGTAGTTCGCGCACGCTCGCTCTGCACCAGGCAGGTTCGATTCGATCCCCCAGAGCGATTCGCTCCGCTTGGTGCTGACCTCGTCGCAGTGAGGACAGACCGGATAGACAACGACGCCCACGTAGTGCCACTCGTCGTTCTTCCACGCCTTAATGACATCGTCATCCATCCCGTCGTAGTCATCGACGTTGGTGTCGCAGTCCCATTCGATGCGCGCGACGTACTTGTGCCCGTCACGCTCGATGGTGATCTGGTCATCTCGGCAGACGTAGGTGTCGAAGAGGTGCGACACGAATCGCTCGTCAGTCATCGTCATCAGTGGCAGTTGTTCCATGATCATGATGATGCCGTCCACTTCTTCCTCTCGTGCGCCAGGTCAGCCTCGGTCGCGTCGTAGTGGTCCACAAGCTTGGAGAGCAGTTCCCAGACGTCACTACTTGCGCGAGTCGGTTCGAAGTTCATCGCCTCGACTGCCCTGCGCATCATGTCGATGCGGGCACGCTCGGCGCGCAGGTTCTCGATTGATCGGTTGTCCATCACGTTCTCCTCTGTTGTCGTTCTTTGACGCGCTGCCGAACCGTGTACTCCGTTTTGCTCGGCTCGTACTTCAGCAGCCCACTGTCCCTATGGAGTGAGATCAGCCACAGCCCCCTGGCCCACTGCTTGGTCGTGCCAGTGGTAGGCCAGGGCACTCCCAGCCACAGGATTTCCTTGCGCGGCTGGTACTGGATGAACGTCGCCTGATGCCAGAACGCTTCGGGCTTGTTCGCCAGCCTGGCCTTGTGCTCAATTTTCGTTCCATCGGAGCGGTGCTTCTCCTGCAGACTCCGCATGGTCCAGATCACGTCGCCACGCTTGCAGTCCTTCAGCGCGCTCTTCAGCTTGTTGGCCAGCGCCTCTTCACTGATGATGCCCAGCGTTTTCTTTCGCAGTTCGATCTGGTGAATCCA